GAAACGTTTTAGGTTGCTTAGATCTGGCATGCCAAACGTGCCATTGAATTCAGCAATTGGACTTGCGAACTGTGCCTGTACTACAACACTCCTGTCATCTGCTAATCCGTTGATTGCTGTAGACTTATCGTCTCCTGTAATTTTTACTAGGTCAATACAACCTAAATCGTGTGTGTGACTTACTAAGTCTAAAAGGTAATCCTTCATTTCTTCTCCTTTAAAAAGTTAAGTTAAAAATTATTATATAGGTTTATTTAGGCAATTGTAGCCTTACTTGTTTATTTTGGCTAAACATTGTCCACCTCTTAATGAGGTTAATTTTCCTGGCTTTTTAAGTTCTAACCAACTAACATTTTCAGTTTCGTTATCGTATGCTTCTAGAATTTCAAAACCTATTAATTCAGTCATTGGCTGTACTAATGTTCCAGGAGTATAAGAGTACATCTCCTTTTCGAAATTTTGCACAGCTATCGGCAAGCTACAATTATTGTAGGTAAAAAGGAGTACTCCTCCAGGTTTTAATAGGCTGTACGATTCTGCCAAGTATCGCTTAATAACATCGAGTGGCTTATGATTAAGGAAGTTCATCATTACTATAAACCCAATTTGATCCTTAGGTACAGATCTAAATATTATTGGTCTAGTTTCTTGGATTATTTGGTAGCGTATTCTTCCTTGATATTGTTCGTTCCATAACTTTTTAGTGGGTGATAATAATGCATCGTTATGATCAGCTATATATAACGGATCTGACGAAGCCATTTCGTCGACATATTCGCCGTGCTCTGGCCGAACAAACATTCCCGGGTGTTCCCAAGTACTGTGTATTTGTATACGGGTAATAAACTGTTTCTTAGTCTCAGCAGTTGTAATCAACGGAGTATTTAATGGACGCGCTAATAAGAATTCAGATGAGTCATTTTCTGTGTCCATCTTGTATTTTTTGTAACTATAAGACATATATGCAGATTCTTCTTCTCTTAGAAATTTAGTAGCACTGAGTTTGAAGTCATCTAACAACGAACTAAATTTTATGAGTTCCGTTAATATCTTTTCTTTTTGGTCGTGTAACCTTTCCCGTTCGTTTGGGCTAACATTAGATCTATCTAGAGTGTTTAATACGGTAGATATTTGCGCATCGATGTTATCAGGGTTGATAGAAGCACTACTAACCTCCTGCCAATAACTTACTAAGTAGCTTAAAGGTTCTTTCATCCGAAATCAAATAGTTGTTGAAACGTATTACTAATGTCTGTTCTTGTAATTATGTCCCATTTAAGCACACCTAATAAGTTTTCAACTTTTTTGTCAATAAGAGCTGTTTCCATTAAGTTATCATCAAACGGTAATTTCTTATACCATTCTGGTATGTTGCTTTCATCAGTTGGGATACCTACACTATTAAATTTCCATACATTTTTATTAGGGTCCAATTTACAAACAATAGTTTTCATACCGTCTTGTATTTCCATACTGTAGTTGTCATTATTTAATTTGCGTAAAAAATTCCAATTCAGTGCCGCCCTAACATGTCCTGGAATAGTAATTTTTCTAGTTTTTTCGTCTAGTCTCTGGGCTGTTACTTGTTTGTCTAATGGTAATTCTTCTTGCTTTTTCATTATTGCGGCATAATGTGTTAGTTTATTAACACGTTTAGGTGAACCTTTTTCCCAACTAGGCTTATCTTTAAAGTCTTTTTTGAAGTTTATAACACGTTCGATGATAAACTCCTCTCCTTTATCTGTAAGCAAGTCATCTAATATATCTTTTAAGAAATCTTGTATTACAACAGGTGTATCACTACGCTTCAAGTCTAACCCCATTGCTTTAACTTTACCTAGCTTATCGTCTACGTCATATCGTGTGCCTTCACTATCGTATACCATTATAGCATACCGCTTTTTCTTAATAAACAGCCCGCTTATACCTGTAATCTCACGACCACACTTAATAATATCACCTTTATCTCTAGGTACGTTGTGCGCTCGTTCCATATATAGAGGAAAACTAACGTTCACATCATCTGCTAGTCCTTCATATAGTGCGGTTGCTGTGTCTTTATTCCATTCTGCACCTTGTTCAACTGCTTCTTCCATTACTGGCCAAGCACTGAAATACGCAGAGTCTGTATCACCATATATGATACATTTACCTACGTGATCGTAATCACCAGTTAAACATTCGTTAACATGTGCATCCATGTGTTTTGCAATTGCTCTACCTGTTAGTGTAGTTGATTGTCCTATGCGTTTATCAAAAAATCTACAATGCGGATTAAGAATTGCGCCGTATAAACTGTTTAAAAGAATCTTTTTAATCAGCTGACGTTTATCCCAAAACGCTATATCTTCTGGTGTATCTGCTTTACGCAACTTTACTTGTAGCTCTTTTCTTTCTGCGTACCAACGCTCTAACAGTCCTGGTATAATGCCTGCTTTATCATATGAGAATATTGTGCCGTTAGCACTTAACGCCCAATTACTACCTTGGTTAAAGATAATGTCGTGCAATTCTTTTGCCGAATGATGTGTTTCATCACCATTAATCCAGTCTACTGTAATGTCAAAATCAATCCTGCGTTCCATTACTGCTGTATATTCAAACGACCCAAACAGTCCTTCCCATGCACCTGCAAACGAATACCCTACGTACTTCTTACCATTGCGAAATTGTTCTCCCATCTTACTAGCAACATGTTTATCTGTTTCTATAGGTCTGAACTGTCCTATAATAGTCTCTGGTGCCATATTCAACGCTCTAATAACAGATGGATATAAACTGTTAATATCTACAGACCCTATCCACTTGTGTATTCCTTTTTTGGGGGTTGCTACATACGCACCTGCGGCTTGTGTATCGCCTACAAATCTAATTCTATCAGGTACTACAAAGCCACGCTCGTGAGCTTCGTTAATAATTGCTTGCTCTACAGTAGCAACAGTGCCCATCGTTGCTGGTATTAATACCGTGTTTGAATGTGCTAATTCGTTTGCTAATTCTAAAAACTTGAGTTTCTCTTCCATTTTTGCTAACAGCATTGTATCTTGTCTGTTGTAGTCAATGAATTTTTCAAAGTCTTGGTTGTACAGTTGGTCTAATGTGCCAGCGTATGCTACTTTAGTTTCACCTAACTCGTACTCTGATATAGCGTCCAATGAATATGAATGCATCTCTTGATATGTATACTTTCTGTACAGTTGCATATAGTCAACATGCACTCTACCATGCAAGTCATATGTTTCTTGCTCTGCACCATATCGTTCAAATTTGCGCTTCTTAGGGAACCTATCCCATAGACAAAAGCGTCTTGTATCATTTTTACTTAGCACCCTAGTAACACGATTTACCATGTACGGAATATCAAAGCCTTCGCTATTCCATCCACTTAATATATCGCCATCCTCTATTAAGTCTAAAAATGCTAGTAGCATCTCTTTCTCATTATCGAACATTATAGTATTCTCAAACTTGCTTGCGATCTCGTCTGCTTTTTCGCGTGTCATGCCTTTAGGTGGCACTGCTAGACATATAAGCTGGTTAGTCCAAGACAGATAAAGTGCAACAGCAGTAACAGGATTAAACGGATCACTGGGTGGACTAAAACCCTTTTCAAGATCAAAATCCACCTCAATATCAAAAAATATCGTATGCAATTTAGGCGAGTCTGCATTTTTGTAATTCTCTTCTAAGCATTTATTAATAACATTAATATCACTTTCATATGTTTTTTTGTTATTATGTATTGCTACTTCTTTGCGAAATTCACCTTTATTTCTTGCTCTAATTTTACTAACAGGATTACCGAAAACGTTAGTATATTTGCCTGCAGGATCATCATAGTAGAATTCATACTTAGGGTTATATATAATAAGTTCGCGTCTTCCATCTACACGTTCTGCAACATGTATTTTATCATGTTCAGCATCGTATATTGCATCTACGTACGCCACTAATCAGTACGACCTACTGTTTCTAGAATAGTTTCTAATAGTTCGTGATCGTCAACCGCTTGTTGAAAGTTTACCTTGTATGCTGTTCTAACAGCCTTTTTTAGTACACCCGGCTTAACTTCCATCTCTTCAGCAATTGCTTTGATAGTGTCTGCTAAGCCTTCGTTAAGTATTTGAACTTCAGACATTACGCTAATGCCCTCTTTAAACAATTGCTCTAACTTCTTTTTTTGTTCTAGGGTGAATATCGTTGAATCTGACATAGTATCTCCTAAGTAATAAATTGTAATTACCTGTATTATACTGTGTTAGAGAATC